ACGCGGTGTTCGTCGGCGTCATCGGGGCGGCCGTCTCCCTGGCCGCGAAGGGCGTGTGGTTCATCGCCATGGAGACCACCCGGGTCCGCCTCGACAAGGAGTACCAGGTGCTCCTGCGGCAGCGTCAGCAGCGGGCCGGACTGCGCAAGGCGCTCGCCCAGTCCAAGCGGGACGAGTACCTGATGGACGACGAGACGGCCCGCCTGATCGCCGCCCTGGAGCACGAGCGGGGAGGGGCGATCACGGTCGAGCGAGCACCGGCCGAACAGCCGAACACCACGGCGAACATCGCCGAACACGACGCCGAACAGTTCGCGATCACCAAGGCGAACATGCCGGTGACCAGCGAGTTCGCTGTTCCCGAACCCGCGAACATCGCCGAACTTGTTCGCGAACAGATCGCGAACGGTTCGCCGAACAAGGACGTCGTCGCCGCTGTCCTGGCCGCCGTTCCGACCGCGAACAAGGACTCCGTGGCGGCTACTGTCCGCCGGGAGCGCAAGAAGCTCGACGGCCCCTACCTGTGAGCCTGATGCTTGCCTGTCCATCCCGTCACGTACGGGAGGGGCGGGGAGGTGAGCAGCCTTCACACCGACACACGAGACAAGGAGGCAGAGTGAGCGAAGAGCTTATGAGCCCCGGCGACCGGGCGCGCAGATACGCCGAATACATGAGGGAAGAGGCGACGCGCCTTCCGTCCTACCAACGCAGCCGGGCGAGCGGGGCAAAGAACCCCATGGCCCGCTGCTTCCGTTGCGACAAGACGATCCGCAAGGCGGAGGTCGTATACCGGATGTGCTGCCACGGCGGTGCGCTCCTCAAGGTCCAGCTCCACGAGGAATGCACGAAGCCGTCCGCGTTCATGGAGGTGACGCACGATCTGGAAAAGGTTGCCGCGCATCTCCGTGAGTACGCTGGTCAGGCCCGCGAGGCGCGTGAGCGTGAGCGCCGGGGAGAGCAGACGCGGGAGGCCACCCGCGAGGCGAAGGACCGGGATGTCGCGATGTACGTCTGCCGCCTGGAGCTGGAGACGGACCGGCACGACCGGCTTCCCTGCGCGGCCCCTGGGTGTCCGGTGAAGCCGCCGTTCGTGCACGCGCCACCCAGCGACTACGCGTACGTCCGATGGAAGGACCGAAGCGGGAGCTACAAGTGCATCTCGTGTGGCGGTGTGGCGCAGGAGGTACACGGAAATGACGAGTGCCACCGCTGTGAGGACTGGGGCGGGTGCGGCAGGGACTGCACACTATCCGCCGTCGCCTGTAAGACCTGCGGCACCCAGATGTCCGTGTAGTTGTTTGCCGCGTACATGACATGAGACGATGTCAAAGCGCGGGATGACTTGGGAGTCGTCCTCCAGAAAGCCCCCGGGAAGTAGACGTCCCGGGGGCTTTCGCTTACCTCCTGACGGACAGGTACATGACAACATTGTCACTTCTGGATACTCTCTACTTGTCATGCACTTGACGTAAGTAATCGGAGGACTCGATGACAGACCCCCTGGACACCGACCCGAAGGCCGAACTCGGCCTGCTCCGTGAAGGCGAGGAGCCCGAGGGGAGCCGCACGCGTGACGACGTGCGCGCCCTGGAAATCGAGGCCGCCCGTCTGCGTGGAAAGCGCATGACGTACCGCGAGATCGGCGAGCGCATGGGTTGCTCGTACCAGACGGCCTGGAGCCGCGTGCAGCGCGCGTACAAGGCCGCACGAGCTGACGCCACCGACGTGGCCCGGGAGTTCGAGCGGCAGCGCCTGGACGAGCAGTACCGCGAGGCGGAGCGGATCAAGAACGAGACCCACTACGTCACCGCCCACGGCAAGGTCGTCACGCATCCGGAGACTGGCGACCCGCTGGTCGACGCCGCGCCCGCCCTGGCAGCCCTGGCGCGCATGCAGTCCATCGCGGAGTCGTACCGCAAGCTGGAGGGACTGGACCAGCCGACGAAGGTCGAGCAGTCCGGCACCGTGAAGTACGAGGTCGTCGGCGTAGACCCCACGGATCTGGCGTGACATGAGCACGGCAACCGTGAAGTACGTTCCGCGCGGGGCGGCCGTCGATCTGTTCAAGTACCGGGGCCGCGAAGTCCTGATGTCCGGGGCCGCCGGTACGGGCAAGTCGGTGGCCTGCCTGATGAAGATCCACCTGGCGTGTCTGATGACGCCGAAGGTCCGTGCACTCATCGTCCGCAAGACGCATGCCTCGCTGGCCTCGTCGACGCTGGTGACCTTCAAGGAGAAGGTTGCCTCCGAGGCCATCGGTTCCGGGATGATGCACTTCTACGGAGGCAGCGCCCAGGAGCCACCGGCGTTCCGGTACAACAACGGCTCCACGATCCTGGTGTCCGGCCTGGACAAGGCGTCCCGCCTGCTGTCGACCGAGTTCGACATCGTCTTCGTGGACGAGGCAATCGAGGTCACCGACGAGGATCTCGACACCCTCATCACCCGCCTGCGCAACAACGTGCTCAGCTACCAGCAGCTGATCATGGCGACCAACCCAGGCGCGCCGACGCACCACCTGAAGCGCCGTGCGGACGACGGCCGCACGAAGATGCTGTACTCCAAGCACGAGGACAACCCGGCGTACCACGACGGCAACGACTGGACGCCGGTGGGGAGGGAGTATCTCGACAGCCTGGACACCCTGAAAGGCGCACGGCATCAGCGGATGCGCTGGGGTCGGTGGGTTGCGGCGGAGGGGCAGATCTACGAGGACTTCGACCCGTCGGTCCACGTCATCGACAGTTTCAAGGTGCCGTACGACTGGCCGTTGTACATCAGCATCGACTTCGGTTTCGTGAACCCGTTCGTCGCGCAGTGGTGGCGCGTCGACCCCGACGGGCGTCTGTACCTGACCCGGGAGATCTACCACTCGAAGACGCTGGTGGAGGATCACGCCAGGCGCATCCTGCATCAGATCAAGAAGTATCCGCGTAATCCGAAGCCGTACATCCTCGCCGACCATGACGCCGAGGATCGTGCCACCCTTATGAAGCATCTCGAAGGTCTGTACGTGAACAAGGCCAAGAAGGATGTGTCCCGGGGTATCCAGGCCACACAGAAACGGTTCGAGGTGCTGGCCGACGGAAAGCCGCGCATCTTCTTCTTCCGGGACGCCTTGATTCACGAGGACTCCGAGTTGCGCAACGCGGGCAAGCCGACGTCCACGATCGATGAGATCTCCGACTACGTGTGGGACGACACCGGGAACAAGGCTCCCAAGGAAGCGCCCCTGAAGATGAATGATCATGGGATGGACGCGATGAGGTATGTCGTGGCCAAGCTCGACCTGGTGAGCCGGGTCCGACGACGCCCGGGGGACCCCTGCTGATGAAGATGTGGAATGCGCTTCCCGATGGTGTGCGCGCGTATCTGACGACCCTTTCGTCGATGTGGCTTTCTGTCGCAGGACTTGCGGCGATCACCTGGGGCGTGGCCTTGTTCCTCGCTCCGGCCGGGTATATCGTCGGAGGATTTTCTGCGCTACTGTTGGACCGGGCAATTGACATGACCCTGACGAGAGGGGGGCGTAGGTGACCAGCCTCCTGGGCGCGTTCACGAACAAGTCACCCGTCGCGACATCCCTCCCTCAGCGCCTCGCCCCCACCTATGGAAGCCGGGGGAACGCCGCCTCTCTGCGCGCGATGGAGAACGTCGGAACGGTCTTCTCCATCGTCAACCGCACCTCTGAGGCCGCAGCCGCTGTCGAGTGGAAGCTGTACAAGAAGCGCACCGACGGCCGCCGTTCGTACGTGCACGAGGGCATGGACGATCGTCAGGAAGTCACACAGCACCTGGCGCTGAAGGTATGGAACAAGCCCAACCCGTTCATGACGCGTCAGGAAATCGTCGAAGTCTTCACCCAGCACATGTGCCTGGCGGGAGAAGGCTGGTGGGCGCTGAGCAAGATGAGCGGATTCTCCGCCCCCACGGAGATCTGGCCGGTACGCCCCGACCGCATGGCGGTCGTCGAGCACCCGACCGAGTACCTCACCGCGTACGAGTACAGGAACCCCGACGGCTCCCTGACGCGCCTGGCCCCGGACGAAGTCATCTTCGTCCGTCGCCCAAACCCGTACGACAGCTACCGGGGCATCGGGCCGGTGCAGTCCGTCCTCGCGAAGATCGAGTCCGTTCGCTACTCCGACGAGTGGAACCGCGCCTACTTCCTGAACTCGGCCGAGCCCGGCGGCATCATCAAGATCAACCGCGACCTCGACGACGACGAGTTCCGCCGCCTCCAGTTCCGCTGGAACGAGGCGCACAAGGGGCCGGGTAACGCCCACCGCGTCGCCATCCTCGACGGCGAGGAGATGGACTGGGTCGAACGCCAGGCCGCGCACCGCGACATGCAGTTCGCCGAGCTTCAGCAGCTCAACAGCGAGCAGATCCGCGAGGCGTTCGGCTTCCCCAAGCCGCTGCTCGGCACCGTCACCGACGTCAACCGGGCCAACGCCGAGGCCGCCGAGGTGGTCTTCGCCCGCTGGGTTCTGGTCCCGCTGCTGGAACGCATCAAGGCCGCCCTCAACAACGACTTCCTCCCTCTGTTCGGGACGCTCGGCGAAGGCTACGAGTTCGACTACGTGAACCCCGTCCCCGACGACCGTCAGGCAGACGCCCGGGACCGCGAATCCAAGTCGCTGGCCGCGCGAACCCTGATCGACGCGGGCGTGTACGGACCCGAAGCACTGGAGGCGGTCGGCATGCCCCCGCTGTCCTTCGGAGACCCGAGCGCCGACGCGGACCGCCAGCTCCTCATCACGCTGGTCACGAGGGCCCCCACCCTCGCCCCCACGATCCTGCCCCTGCTCGGCTTCGATCTTCCCCAGCGAAAAGACAACGATGTCACCGAGGGAGGTGACCCGCATGCACAAGCCCCCGGCCAGCAGGATGCGTAACTACGCTCTGCGTAACTTCCAGCGACCGGCGAACGCCCGAGCCGGACGCTGGTACGACATCAAGAACGTCGCCGGTTCCAGCGTCGAAATCAGCGTCTACGACGAGATCGGGTACTGGGGTGTGTCCGCCGCAGATTTCGTCACCGACCTGGGTGGAATCACCGCCAAGGACATCACGCTGCGGATCAACTCCCCCGGCGGCGACGTCCAGGATGGCCTCGCCATGCTGAACGCCCTGCGCCAGCACCCGGCGAACATCCACGTCATCGTGGACGGCTGGGCGGTATCCGCCGCTTCGTTCATCGCGATGGCGGGGGACAAGGTCTCCATGGCCCCCAACGCCATGATGATGATCCACGACGCCGCCGGGATGTGTTACGGCAACTCCGCCGAGATGGCCGAGATGGCGGAGCTGCTGAACAAGCACTCCGACAACATCGCCTCGGTGTACGCCCGTCGAGCCGGTGGGACCGTCGAGGACTGGCGAACCGTGATGCGCGCGGAGACCTGGTACACCGACCAGGAGGCCGTGGACGCCGGTCTGGCGGACGAAATCCTCGGCTCCGAGGAGACGGACGCCACCGTCAAGAACGCCGCTCCTGAGAGCGCACAGACCATCGTCAATGAGGCTCCTGCTTGTCATGAGCCTGACGTGACGACCAGCGTGGCCCTCGCCGAGGAGCCCGCGACCGAAGAGCCGGAGGCGTTCGACTTCGCCGCCTTCCGTGCAGCCATGACCGCCGTGAAGGAGGCACCCCGTGGCTAAAACCGTCATTCCGACCAACGCGGCGGAGCTGGAGGAAATGCTGGGCGACACCAGCAAGCTCCAGAACGTCATGAAGGAAGGCCAGTTCTCCGAGTTCATGGAGAACTACGCCCGCCACGTCCACAACAAGGACAAGGAGCTGGGCGAGCAGGTCCGCCAGCAGACCGCGCTGACCGTCGCCGAGATGCTCGGCCAGGACAAGGTCACCAACGAGGTGAAGCGCCTCAACCAGGCCGCCCTGAAGAACAACGGCGGCGGGTTCACCGCGCGTAAGGGTGCCGCGTACAACAAGCGCGCACCTGGTGCCGCGATCGACAACATCATGGACGGCCCTGCCGAGTTCTTCCAGAGCATCTGGCACCACCGGGACACCCTGTCCAACTCCGGCGACCTGGAGACCAAGGCCGCACAGATCAAGAAGGTCCAGAACTCCTTCGGCAGCACCGTGCCCGCCGACGGCGGCTTCCTGATCCCCGAAACCCTCCGGTCGGAGATCCTCTCGCTGTCCCTGGAGAACTCCATCGTCCGATCGCGCGCCCGCGTGATCCCGATGGAGTCCCTGCGCCTGCCGATCCCGATGGTCGACTCCAGCTCCAACGTCTCCTCCGTCTTCGGTGGCATCGTCTGCTACTGGACCGAGGAAGGCGCGACGTTCACCGAGTCGCAGGCGTCCTTCGGTCAGATGGTCCTGGAGGCCAAGAAGCTCACCGGCTACGCCGAGGTCCCCAACGAGCTGATGGCCGACGCCACCGCGTTCGGCTCCTTCTTCGATCAGACCTTCCCCGAGGCGATGGCCTGGTACGAGGACGACGCCTTCATCTCCGGCTCCGGCACGGGCCAGCCCAAGGGCTTCCTCAACGCCGGTGCGGCTGTCACGGTCGCCAAGGAGTCCGGCCAGGCGGCTGCGACGATCCAGTGGGAGAACATCGTCAAGATGTACGCCCGCATGCTGCCGTCGTCCCACCGCAACGCCGTGTGGATCGTCTCCCCGGACACCTTCCCGCAGCTCGCCACCATGGCGCTGAACGTGGGCACCGGCGGTTCGGCGATCTGGCTCCAGAACGGCGCGGGCGACGCTCCGATGACCATCCTGGGCCGCCCGGTCATCGTCTCCGAGAAGGTCTCCCAGCTGGGCACCGCCGGTGACATCAACTACGTCGACCTGTCGTACTACATCATCGGCGACCGCCAGTCGATGACCGCGACCTCGTCCCCGCACTTCAAGTTCAGCTCGGACAAGACCGCGTTCAAGATCGTCGAGCGCGTGGACGGTCGTCCGTGGCTCCAGAGCGCGATCACCCCGAAGAACAACGGCAGCACCCTGTCGCCGTTCGTCCAGCTCGCGACCCGCAGCTGACACCCCCTCGGCCCGGCGAGTACATCTCGCCGGGCCCGGCGGTGGGCAGTGACGCCCCCGCCGCCGTACACAGTCAGAAGGAGCCATCATGGCCATCGAAGCACTGGGCAACCTGTTCGACGTCTCTGTCGGCGCTGCCCCCGTCGACCTGTCGTCCGCCGCCGCCACCGGCAAGCGCGTCTCCCTCAAGGACGCGACCGGCGTGACCATCCTCGTCCTCAAGGGCGCGGGCACCGCCGGAGACGACCCGACCGTCACCCTGAAGCAGCACACCGCTTCCTCGGGCGGCACCACGTCGAACCTCGCGGTCATCGACCACTACTACCTGAAGTCGGCGACCACGCTGGCGGGCACCGAAACCTGGTCCCGCGTCACGCAGTCCGCCGCCGCCACCATCGCAGACCCCGGCGGCGCTGGGACGTCCGCCGAGTCTCAGCAGATCCTCGCGATCGAGGTCCGCGCCGAGCAGCTCTCCGACGGCTACTCCTACGTCTCCCTGGACGTCGCGGACGTCGGCACCAACGCCCAGCTGGGCGGCGTGCTGTACCTCCTGCACGGCCTTGAGGTGAAGCGCAAGCCCGCCAACATGCGCGCCCCGCTGAGCTGAGGCCGCCCGTGGCGACACGCACCTGCCAGGAGTGCCCCACGGTGTTCGCCGTGGGGCTCCTGGCCTGCCCCCACTGCCAGTCCAGGGACCACGAGGAGACCGGAATGCCCAAGATCACGGTCCACACCGGGCCGTCCCACGCCGGGGAGGTGGAGGAGTGGCCTGGGAAACCCTCATCGGAATCGCCCAGCTCGACCAACAGCTCCTCGACGAAGAGCGAGGAAGCGCCCCGCAAGCCTGCCCGTACGACGGAACACCGCTCGTCGAAGGCGGGCGCGGAAAGCTCTTCTGCCCTTTCGAAGAGCACTACTCCTGGCCGCAGGACGGCTAAGTGAACTGACTTCACGCCAGGTCCGTCGACCCTCGGCAGTGGGGGCGGACCTGGCGTGAGATAGCGCTTTGGCGCTAGCATTGTCATGGACAACTCAACATGCTCTCCCTGCGGCTGACAGGCCGCACGGCCAAGAAAGCAAGGGCACAGGATGGGCGTATGGCTGGTCACGCGCGAGGACGTGAAGTTCTCTGCTGACATGAAGGAAACCGCGCGTAATAACGCGCAGGTAGACCGAGCGATCGAATCCGCATCGCGGTCGGTCGAAGGGTTCCTTCGCCGTACCTTCGCGCCCGTCCTCGCCACCCGCTACTTCAACTGGCCGAACCAGCAGTACGCCCGAGCATGGCGTCTCTGGCTGGACGAAAACGACCTGATCTCCGTCACCAGTGTCACGTCAGGCGGCGTAGCGCTCTCCGCGTCGGACTACTTCCTGGAGCCCGTCAACTCCGGACCACCGTACGACCGTGTCGAGATCGACATGGGGTCTGCGGCAGCGTTCTCCTCCGACGACACCTGGCAGCGGTCGATCGCTATCACCGGGACCTGGGGCTACAGCGACGACAGCACCGCCGTCGGCACCATCGTCGAGGCCCTGGACGCCTCCGAGACAGGCGTTGACGTAGACGGTGCGTCCTCGTCCCAGCTCGGCGTCGGCAGCGTCCTGAAGGTCGACTCGGAGCGCATGCTGGTCACCAACAGGACCACCCTCTCCACCGGCCAGACCCTCCAGGCCGACCTCGACGGTCTGGACAGCGGCGTCACGGTTTCCGTCACCGACGGGACCGCGTTCGCCGTGGAGGAGACGCTCCTGATCGACTCCGAGCGCGTGCGGATCGTGGACATCTCCGGCTCCACGCTCACCGTGATCAGGGCGTGGGACGGCTCCACGCTGGCCGCGCACGCCACGGGCGCAACGATCTACGCCTACCGCACCCTCACCGTCACCCGTGGTGCTCTGGGTACGACAGCAGCAACCCATGACTCCGGAGCAGTGGTTCACCGGTGGGACGTCCCTGGCCAGGTCCGCGAGCTGGCCATGGCCGAAGCGCTCAACAACCTGGAGCAGGCTAACGCCGCATACGCACGCGTCTCCGGGCAGGCCGAACGGGAAAGGGACACCACGGCGCGTGGCCTGGTCGACCTGAGGAAGTCCGTGCTCCGCTCCCACGGGCGCGTGGGCCGAGTCGGGGCGGTGTGACATGGGCGTCCACATGCGTTCCGACGGTCCCGTACTCGACGGCAGGGGAGTACACATCCTCGGGCAGGCTTCCCGGGACATCGAGCGAGAGATCGCCGTCTTCGCCGAGGACCAGGTTCAGGTTCGTCTGGCGCGCGTCCTGAAGAACCCAACCGGCTACTACCAGTCCCAGATACGCCGCCACCAGGTAGGCAACTACTGGCAGGTCGACGACTCCCGGGTCGCCTACGGCCCCTGGCTGGAGTCCGGAAAGAACCGTCACCGCACCCGCTTCAAGGGCTACTTCACGTTCCGGCGAGCGGCACAGATCACCAACCGTCGCGCCTCAGCCATCGCGGACCGCGTCCTGCGCCGGTACATCGGGAGGCTGGGATGAGCCTCGACGTCACCGGGATCGTCTCGGAAGTCTCCTCGCACCTGAAGCGCCTCGGCATCTTCAGCACGGTCACCACACACGAGCCGAAGTCCACGCCGAAGAAGGGACTCACGGCGTCCGTCTGGGTCAACTCGATCGGTCCATCCCCCGCGAATTCCGGTCTGAGTAAGACGTCTGTACGCATCGAACTGTCGATCCGCCTACTGATGCCGATGCTCACGGACCCGCAGGACGACATCGACCTGTCGCTCCTGCGCGCCACGGACGCCGTCATGAACTCCTTCAGCAGCGATTACACGCTCGGTGGCGCCGTGGAGTCGATCGATCTCCTGGGCCGAACCGGCTCTGGGCTGTCCGCAGAGACCGGATACCTCCAGATCGACAGCAACCAGATCATGCGCGTCATGGACGTCACCGTGCCGCTGCTCATCAACGACAACTGGGACCAGGTCCCGTAAGGAGGGGGTGACTACCTTGAGCAAGCAGTCGGGGCTCGGCGACGCGCTCTACGTCGGCGGATACGACCTCTCCGGTGACACCCAGTCACTCGGGGCCATCGGTGGAGGACCCGCCACCATCGACGTCACCGGGATCAACAAGTCCGCGTACGAACGTATCGGGGGAATCCGGGACGGCCGTATCGAATGGACGAGCTACTTCAACCCGGACACGGACAAGGCGCACCCCGTCCTGAGCGCTCTCCCTACGAATGACGTACACGTCCTGTACTGCCGAGGTGCCGCTCTCGGAAGCCCTGCCGCCGCGATGGTCTCCAAGCAGATCAACTACGACGGCAACCGGGGAGACGACGGCGCGATCACCTTCGCCCTCCAGGCGCAGGCGAACGGTTACGGGCTGGAGTGGGGGAGTCTCCTCACCGCCGGGACCCGCACAGACACGGCCGCCACGAACGGCACGAGTATCGACACCACCGAGTCGCTCTCCTTCGGCGGACAGGCGTACCTCCAGGTGACCGAGTTCACTGGTACCGACGTCACCGTGAAGATCCAGGACTCGGCCGACAACTCGTCGTTCGCCGACGTGACGGGGCTTGCGTTCACTGCTGTGACGACAGGGCCGACGACGGAGCGCGTAGCCATCTCTAACACCTCGACCATCCGTCGGTACGTGCGCGCCGTGACAACGACGTCGGCCGGGTTCACGTCGCTGTCGTTCGTGGTCTCCGTCGTCAAGAACACCACGGAAGGGGTGACCTTCTGATGGCGTACGAGGTGAACCGCATCGAGCCGAAGATGCCCGTACACGGCTACCAGACCTTCGGCATCGTGGCCCCGACGTCCACCCACTGGCAGGCCGCCACATGCGCCGAGGTGGAATGCGCGGCCCACGTGAACGGGTGGGACACGCACGTGGACGAGAGCACACCGCTGGGGCAGCGGCAGGCGCACTACATCCGCAAGGAAGCCCGCCGCGCCTACTCGGAATCCAAGCGTCCCGACGGGCTGACGACGTTCTCGTTCAAGGCGGGACAGACGTGCTTCCGGCAGCACAGGAAGCGCATCGAACGCGAAGAGCTGTTCGTGCGCAGGAACGGTGACCACCGGGGCAGCCCGGACGGGGTACGGCGTACGTACGACCGCCCGGACCAGTGGGTCGATGACTTCGCGACCCACCAGGAAGAGATCGCCCGCCTCAACCAGCGCGGCTGAATAGGACAAAGGAGGACACATCATGAGCAAGGAGAACGGGCTCGGCTGGTCCACCGCATCGGTCGACGATGCGGCGGGCACGGCGCGCGCCATCAAGAACGACTTCACGTCCCTCCAGTTCGCCACCCCGCGCGGTGTGCAGGACGTGACCGGCATCGACAAGAGCGCCTACGAGAGGCTCCTGCTGCTGGCGGACTTCTCGGTGACGTTCAACGGCGTCTTCAACGACGCCTCGAACATGAGCCACGACGTCTTCAAGACGGTCCCGAGCACGAGCGTGGCGCGCACCGTCACCCTGACGGTGTCCGGCCAGACCCTCGCCAACGAGTGCCTGTTCACGGACTACCCGCTCAGCCGTTCCGACAGCGGTGAGCTTACGTTCTCCGTTCCCGGCGTTCTGGCGGACGGCACGGTGCCCCTGTGGGCATGATCATCTCTTTGAGATGACATGTACCTGACTCACACAAGGAGACTCCCATGGGATTTCTGCTCACACCCAAGACGTACGACCTGAAGTTCGAGGGGCGCGAGTACGAAGGACTCCAGGTGTCGATGCGCGGTCTTCCGCTCGGCGGCTACCTGGAGATCCAGCGGATTCAGTCCCTGACCCAGGAAAGCGTCGAGGACACCGAGAAGATGTTCGACATCTTCGTCGGGTGCCTCGTCTCCTGGAACCTCGAAGAGCTGACCGAAGACGGCGTACGGACCATCCCCACCAACCGTGACGGACTGAAGAAGCTCGACACCGACTTCGTCCTCACCATCATCGGCGCGTGGCTCACCGCGATGGCCGGGGTCCCCGCCCCTTTGGAGCGGAACTCCGAAAGTGGCAAGCCGTCCCTGGAGGCGTCAATGCCGATGGAAGTGTCAACGGCAAACCTCACCAACTAGTCGAAGCGGAATTCGTCCTCGGACTCTGCGAACGATTCGGGTGCCTCCCGAGTCAACTGCTATCCGAGGACGTGGAACTCATTCAGCTTCTCGCAATCGAAGCAGCGGGGCGTCCCGTCGAAATGAACGGAGGTGGAGATGGCTGGTAACAACGTGGTGGTCACGGTGTCGGTGAACAACAACACCCACACCGGATTCAACGCGGTCAACCAAGGGCTGCGCAGCGTGCAGACCCAGGTGAACACCACCAACCAGGCCGTCAACAACTTCACGCGGGACTCCTCCGGGCGACTGCGCGACGCACAGGGACGCTTCGCCGTAGCCGGTGCCGGAATGGTGAACACCCTCCAGGGTGTATCCGGTGCCGCAACAAGCACAGCAGGCTCCCTCGGGCCCGCTGGCGGCGGACTGTCCGGCGTCGTGGGCGGGCTGGGTGCCGTCATCGGCATGTCCGCCCTCCCCGCCCTGGGCGCACTTGCCCCCATGCTGCTCGGCGTAGCCGCAGCCGGTGCTGTCGTCTCCCTCGCCATGGACGACATCAAGAAGGAGGCGAAGACTCTCAAGCCGGAATTCGAGGGGCTTCAGAAGGCCGCCTCGAAGGCGATCATGCCGGGCGTCAAGTCCATGTTCAAGGACTTGAAGGTCGCCATGAAGGAGCTGGAGCCAGCCGTCACCGTGGCGGGAAAGGCGATGGGCGACATGGCCGCCCAGGCAGGAAAGTTCGCCAAGTCCCCCGCCTTCCAGAAGGCCCTTCTCCAGAACGTCAAGATGGGCTCCGAGTGGTTCAAGGAATTCGGAGCCTCCCTCGGAAAGCTGACACAGAGCTTCCTGGAATTCGGTGCCAAGTCCAAGCCCACCCTGGACGCCCTGGGCGGAGGCATCAACGACGTCCTGGGGATCGGACTTCCCGGCATGTTCAAGGGACTGGAGAAGGGCATCGAAGGCTCCGCCAAGATGTTCGACGGTCTCTTCGACGCCATCAACCTGGTACTGCCCGCCTTCGGACGACTCTCCGGCGCGCTCGCCGACACCTTCGGACCGCTCCTCGGCTCGCTGTTCCGCTTCTTCGGCGACCTCGCGGCGGCCATCATGGACGCCGTCGTACCGGCGCTCAACGTACTGGCCCCCGCCTTCGGCTCCGCGTCCGAGGCGATGGACGAGTCCACCGGGTTCCTCCGTCCACTGATCAAGGCGCTGGGTGAGGGGCTGGCCTTCGCGGCACGTCTCGCGGTCATCCCCCTCAAGAACTTCTTCGACACCATGAAGGTGATCCTCCCCCTGATGAAGGATCTCGGCGGCTACATCGCCGGGCCCTTCATCGAGACCTTCGAGGAAATGACCGGCGCGAGCGACAAGGTCAACGGCCTGAACGGCAAGCTGACCGACCTCTCGAACTGGGCGAACAACCACCGGGCGGAGATCCGGGAGGTGTTCCGCCTCATCGCCAACGCGATCATGGACATGGTCATCTTCGGCGTCAACGCCCTGCCCATCCTGCTCCAAGGGCTCCGCATGATGTCGATCGGCGCACTCGAAGCGTTCGACGCCATCCTCACCGGCGCTGCCGGAGCGTTCGGCTGGATACCGGGCATCGGCGACAAGTTGAAGGGGGCCAAGGAGTCCTTCGACGTCTTCAAGGGCAAGTTCATCGAAGGTCTCGGCGTCGCCCAGGAGAAGGCCGAGGAGTTCGCCGGGGCCGTCACGCCGAAGCTCCAGGAGAACAAGCTCCGCATGGACATCTCGAACTGGACCACCCAGATCGACGACGCCAAGGAGCAGCTCAAGGACAAGAACCTGCCGCCCGGCAAGCGAGCCAAGCTCACCGCCGACATCAAGAACTGGCAGGACAAGATCGCCGAGGCCGAGCGCAACCTCCGGAACATGACCCCATCGAAGACCACGTACTTCAAGGGCAACAAGAGCGACTTCGACTCCAAGCGCGCCTCCGTCTTCCGAGCGAAGGTCCCCAACAAGACGTCGTCCATCAAGGCGGACACGCGCGGCTTCTGGAACACGGTCAACGGACTCATCGGCAGGACCGTCGGCTCCGTGTTCGTCTCCGTGAAGGCCGCCCAGTCCAGCTTCAGCAGCCTCTTCGGCTTCGCCCACGGCGGCATCGTCGGACAGGCCGCCTCAGGCGGCGCACGCAGCCGACTGACGCTCGTCGGCGAGCAGGGCCCCGAACTGGTCGACCTCGCCCCCGGAAGCCGCGTACGAAGCAACGACGACACACGACGGATGTTCAGCGGCGCAGGCGGCGGTGACCAGCGCATCGTCCTGGAGATCAACTCCAGCGGCACGCAGACAGACGAAATGCTCATCGAGATCTTCCGCAAGGCCATACGCGTACGCGGCGGCAACGTCCAGACCGTGCTGGGGCGGTGACCATGTCCGACCACCCGATAGTCGAACTCAACGTCGGCGGCACCTGGACGGACATCACGTCGTACGTCCGGTACAGCGACCGCATCAGCATCCGCAGGGGGCGCAGCGCCGAGGCATCACAGGCCAGCACCTCGACCTGCACGATGACGCTGGACAACCGCGACGGACGGTTCTCCCCCCGCAACCCCACGGGTGCCTACTACGGGCAGATCGGGCGCAACACCCCCATCCGGGTGTCCGTCGACGGTGGCCTCGCCTACCTCGACTGCCCCGGAGGCGCGGGGGACAAGATCAGCACCCCCGACACCGCCGCCCTCGACATCACGGGCGACATCGACGTTCGTATCGAGATGTTCCTCCTCGACTGGAACACCGCCACCACCACCGAAGTCTTCGGGAAGTACACCACCGCCGGTGACCAGCGGTCCTGGCGCTTGACCGTGGACGGCGGTGGCTACCTCGCCCTCACGTGGTCCGCCAACGGGTCCACGCTGCGCACCGCTGTCGCCAGCACCTCCCTCGCCAACAACGGCCGCTCCCGCATGGCCGTTCGCGCCACCCTCGACGTCGACAACGGTGCGGCGGGGCAGGACGTGAAGTTCTACACGGCCGACTCGATCGACGGCAGCTGGACACAGCTCGGAACCACCGTGACCCTCGCAACAGCGGGCACCATCTACAACTCCACGGCACCGCTGGAGATCGGGGACATCGCCAACGACACCACCAGCCCACTCACCGGGCGCGTGTACAAGGCGGAGATCCGCGACGGCATCGACGGGACCATCGTCGCCAACCCGGACTTCACCGCCCAAGCTGTCGGCACCACATCGTTCGCCGACAGCGCCGGTCGGACATGGACCGTTGCCGGAGACGCCGCACTCTCCAACAGGCACATTCGCTTCACTGGTGAGGTCGCGTCCTGGCCCGTCGACTGGGACATCTCCGGGAGCGACGTCGTCACCAGCATCGAGGCATCGGGGATCATCCGCCGCCTCACACAGAGCGAATCCCCTCTGCGTTCCCCCATGTTCCGTGACCTCACCAACCCCGAGCGCTTCGGGATCATCGCCTACTGGCCACTCGAAGACGCGTCGTCAGCGGCCTCCTTCGCGTCCGGGATGCCCGGACACCCGGCGATGACGTACACCGGCACACCGTCTCTCGCCTCGTCCGACGCGTGGATCGGCTCCGAGCCGCTCCCTGCCATGGGAACGGGCACGTTCACCGGTGCCATCCCCTCGTACACCACCACGAACGAGACCATCACGCAGTTCGTGCTGGCGGTCCCCTCCGGTGGCGTATCCGCTGCCACGGAACTGTTCTCCGTCTACACCACCGGCACCGCCAGGCGGTGGACGGTGACCCTCAACACCGACGGGTCGATGAAGGTCGCCGCATACGACAGCGAGGGGGCGGAACTCCTCGGCAAGGGATACGTCGGATTCGGCGTCAACGGGGACAAAACGCACATTCTGTTCGACCTGATTCAGAACGGGTCGGACATCGACTGGCAGCTCTGGGCCTTCGACTACACCAACTACACCTCCATCTCCGACGGCGTCTCCGGCGGGGCCACCAGCGACACGCTCACCGGATACACCGTCGGACGCGCCACGCGCATCACCATCGGGGACGGAGGGCTCGGCGACACAGTGATCGGGCACGTCTCCCTGGCCGACCGGGACGAGGCGTACGCGGAGACCGGCCAGGCGCTCATCGGACTGCGCGGAGAAAGCGGCACCAACAGACTGCGCCGTCTCATCCAGGACGAAGAAGGAATCCCCTACCAGCTGCACACCCGTGGCAAGACCGGAAACAGCGTCACCATGGGCCCGCAGGGAGTCAAAGACTTCATCGACCTGGTCCGTGAGATCGAAGAGACCGACCTCGGCATCCTCTACGAACCCAGAGACGAAATCGGACTCGCCTACCGATCCAGGCTGTCCCTGTACAACCAGGACGTCAGTCTCTCCCTGGACTACTCCCAGAACGAACTATCCGGCCCGCCCGCCCCCGTGGACGACGACCGGTACACCCGCAACGACATCACCGTCACCCGCGACGGAGGATCGTTCTACCGGGCCACCCTGGAGGATGGCGCGCTCTCCGTCCTGGAGCCCCCCAACGGCGTCGGACGCTACCAGGAGGGCGTCACCATCTCCCTGGGAACGGACGCGCAGCTGGGCAATCAGGCCGCGTGGAGGCTCCACCTCGGAACCGTGGACGAAGCCCGTTACCCGCAGATCAGCATCAA